CTCCGCCATCAGCTTCCGCTTCCGCCGGTAGTAGGCGTTGTCGGCGGTGGCAAGTCCGGGATTCTCCCGGCGGCGCTGCCTGGCAGCTTCCACCCGCTCCTCCCGGTGGGCGGCGTAATAACGCCGCCCGCGCTCCCGTTCCTTCTCCGGATCCCGGTTCCGGTCTTTCAGCCTCCGGCGCTTTTCCACTTTCCCGTCGAACCAGCCGATGTGCTTGTAGCTGGCGGCATAGCAGCCCTCGGAGCAGTAGTAGGTCGTGGCCATTTTCTTCCCATCCCTGGGCACCTGCCGCACCCACGGCGTGTCCGCCGTGGTCACGATGGTCTTTCCGCAGGTCCCCCAGGTGCGGAAGAGGGTCAGCCGCTTCTCCACACAGGGCCTTCTGGCGCTCATGCCTTCCCCTCCTTTCCGGTCCGCCTAGGGCCGTATGTGATCTCCCGGATCTCCGGATACCGCTCCCCAAAGGGAATGAGCGCTTGGTGGTCCCGCAGCAGGTCCAGTAAGAGCCGGTCCAATTTCTCCTGCCAGTAGTCGGCTTCCGTCCCGCCGTCCAGGGCATCGTGGAACTGGTTGTAGGTCTTGCTCCAGGCATCCGTCAGCCGCTTGATCCGGTCATAGCCGAAGCCGAACTCCTGGTGAAGCGTCACCTGCAGGGTGTCCAGCATGAGCTGCTGGGTCACCCGCTCCGACGCCTGAACCAGCCTCCGCCGGGTCTCCCGCTGCTGGATGAGGTATGCGGATTGCTTCATCCTCCCGCCTCCAGCTCTCCGCCGCAAGCTCCATAACCCACCAGATCGATCCAGTTATCTGCCTTGCCGTGACCCGTGGCGATACGGGCGATCTTGAAAAGGCACATCATCGCCGCCACGTCCTCCGGAAGGATCTGCGCCTCCACAGGCCCCAGGCACTTCTCCTGCAGGTAAGTCTCCCAAAACTGCCCGATGACCCCGAAGGACCGTTCCGGGCTCCCATAGTCCTGCTCCCTGTCGCCGCAAACGCATTTCTGGGCGGCTGCCAAAATTTCTTCTCTGGTCATTGTGTCCTCCTAACTTGTCTTCCCGTCCGCAACCACCTGCACCACCCGGACATTCCCAAGCGGTTCCAGCATCATAGCTACGGATTCCTTTGCCGCCATGTAATCGTCTACCCCGTAGACGTCTACCACCACACGCACATGGTCAACCACCAGCCACCTCCCGCAGCCGCCAGTTCTGCTTGCTGCGCAGGTTCAGGGTGTACTCTCTGGCCCGCTCGGCGATCCGGCTTCCGATGGCCTCATCCCACGATAGGATCTTATCGATGGGCCACTCCGTGGAGATAATCGTGATAGCGTCCGGATTTGCGTACCTGGCGTTTAGCAGATCAAAAGCGATGTTTTTGTCCGCCTCCGTAACCGAGCCCTTGAGGAAATCGTCTATGTACAGGGCTCGTACCGTTTTCAGCGGCCAGATGGCCTCGTGGTACGCCTCTGCGTCGTTGACTTTGGCCTTGATGGCTGGAATATCGCCACGCCACTGGACGTACCGGCAAGGGACGCCGCCCGCCATCAGCTGCCCGCAGATCGCCGTACAAAGATGGGTCTTCCCGGTGCCGGAAGATCCGCCGATGAAAAACCACTTCCCACGGCAATCCGTCAGATACTCTTCCGCCGCCTGTTTTGCGGCCCGCTGCCATGCCTCCGGCGTCTGGAACGACGCAAAATTGCATCGCTCCAGAAGCCCCGCCAATCCGGAGCGCTGGATGCGCCTCCGATTCTGCCGGACGATCTCGCACCGGCACGTCCGGCTTACCAGCTCTCCCGTTTCGGTCCGGGAAACGGTATAACCCAGCCCATCACAGAGCGGGCAAGGCTCAGAGGTCTCGTCCCACGTTGCGGTATTCAGGCTTCCCTTGCTGTCCACAGCTTTCCTCCTTCCCGTAAACTCCGCCACGGTCCTGCTCCTTCGAGAGCCACGTGACGATAAACCGATTAATCCCGCTTTTCGTCTTTTTCTTGCGAGGATTGGCAATCAGCCACGCCCTCATTTGCCGAAGCTGCTGTATCACGTCGACAGCAGGGTACAGGCCCGCCCATTCATGGCACTGCTCCTGGGAAACCGGATAATCGGTTCCATCATTCAGCGGCAAGAAAATCACCGGCGGCATGGACGCCGCTTGCGGCTCCGTGCCTATATACTTCGGATTCGGATTCGGATTGGATTCGAATTGGATTGGATTCAGGCCGCAGTCCGCCGCAGGTTGCGGCAAGTCGCCGCAGTCCGCCGCAGGTTGCGGCAAGTCGGCATTTTCAGGGCCGGGGTACCTGGGCTTGCAATCCCGGATTCTCTGGTGCTTGGCCCAGCTTGGGAACGAATAGTAGGGCCTCCCGCCTACAGTGTAGAGGGTGACGCAGCTAACCGCCGCCAATGCGTGAAGCGCAGCACTGATATCCTTTGTTGTTACCCTTTCCCGAAACGGGAAAACGTGCCCCTTAATGTAAGCAGGGCGGGCGTCGCCACGCCCTGCGTCATCCGCCTGAGTAATTAAGCCGACCCATAGCCGAAACTCAAAATCCGAAAGAGCCGCCAATTTTTCCGAATCGCAAATGCTCTCTTTGATTATTCTGTTCGGCACGACGGCACCGCCTTAAAACGGAAGGTCCCCGTCGTCCTCGGCCTCCGCAAAGCCGCCATACGTCCCTTCGGCGGCGTTCTCCGCCTGGGCGCTGTCGCTGCCCTCCGGTTTTTTGGAATCGCCAAAATATACGTTGTCTGCCACGATCTCGGCGGTCCGGCGCTTATTGCCCTCCTTGTCGGTCCAGTCACGGAGCTGCAGCCGCCCGGTCACCACAGCCATACGGCCCTTGGAGAAATACTTGCTGGCAAATTCCGCCGTAGTCCGCCAGGCGACGATATCGATAAAGTCCGTCTCTTTCTCGCCGTCCTGGGACTTGAAATCCCGATCCACGGCAATGGTAAACGATGTCACTGCCGTACCGTTTCCGGTCCGCCGAAGCTCAGGGTCCCTGGTCAGGCGGCCCATAAGGCAAATCCTGTTAAGGCTCATTAAATGTCCCCCTTTTTGTAAATCACACTTTCCCGGCTCCATCCGGGGTAAAATCCTTCCAGATAGTCGGTAATGCGCTTGTAGATTTCGCTCCGGTGCGGGCCCTCGTCAAACTCCCGATGGCAGGTGGGACAAAGCGTCACAATGTTTTGCTCTATCCCTCTCCCTCCCTGGGAGCGCCGGATAACGTGAGCCACCGGCGCTCCGGCGGAAGAGCCGCAGAGGATGCATCTATGGCCGTCTCTGGCCCATACAACGATTTTCACGGATGCGGAAATGGCGGTGGCTTTTGTCATCTTCCGCATTCCCATCCCTCCATCAGCGCCGCCAGCTTGTCCGGAGGCATAACTTCAATTCCCTGGATTTTGCAATCCTGGATAATCATCTCGATAAGACGGTGCATCTGCGCCGAATCGTAGGTGCTGGAACCGTAGTAAAGGATAACGTTGACGCAGCCGGAGATTTTGCTTGGCTGGATATCCGTTTGCCACCCAAGCCCATTGTGCTCCCAGCCAGTCCGTAACTTTTTTACGGCAGCTTCTACTACGCAGACGGTTTCGCTGTTTCCGCCGATTTCCCGGATGTAATGCCGGTAAATTTCGGTTTTCGGGATACCCGTCTTTTCGGCCAGCTTGTCCATCAATACCCATGCGTAGGCGTTGGCATCGAGGCTTCGCCGCTCCCGATGCTGTTTAATCTCCACGTCGTACAGCTTTCCGGGCGCAAGCTCGTCCAGCATCTTCCTAGCGCCTTTTGTCCGGATGCAAAGCCAATCGCCGGAAGCATCCATGGACCACCGGAAATCCGATGCGTTAGCCTGCATTGGCTTTTTTCTTCCGATTGGCTGCCTTCATACAGGGCCCGCACAGTTTAGCGCCAAACTCTTCTTTGCTATATCTGCACATATCGGGAACCGAAAACATTGTGCCGTCATTCTTTTTTACGGGAATAATTTCCTTCCCGCACTTCTCGCATCTCACAATAGGGTCTCCGGGCTCCGGGGCGTCTGCGTCAGGGTCCGGCATTTCCTCCGTGGGAATGCAAAACACCTGGAAAAACGCATATTTCAGGGCGACAGACATTGCCTTATTGCTGGCCTTGTCGCCACTGTCCATGCCTTCTCCAACCACAACGGCGGAAATAGAGGTGCCGTCCTCGGCAAAAAAGCTGTACTTAATCTGCATGATAGAATACATCAGGGTTCCGCCCTTGCTGTTTTTGCGCTCCTCACGGTTCTGCGCTAAAACCTCTGGCACCACAAAAACCCTGTGCTTGGAAAGAATCGGCTGCAGGGCGTTCATCACATCATCGATGCCCCGGTAATTGAAGTTTTGCTGCTGGTTCTTCTTATCCTTGCCAATGGCCGGGATTTCCTGCATGATAGCTGCGATGCTCTCATAGATATTCATCACTTCACCCCCATGCTGACGCCGGAGACCAATTCCGCTCCAGGGACTGGTTCCGTTGCCATGATGCGCTTGAGCTCCGTCTTGGATACTGTCGGGGCCTCATACTTCACGGCATCCTCGTATCCATGCGTTTCCAGCCACTCCACCACCGTACCCATATCCAGGATGCTCACGCTGGGAGGCGTCGCCCGGAAGGAAATCTTACAACGGGAGGATTCAAAATTTTCCCCGTGCAGAACGAAGGAAAGATAATCCTTCATCCGCTTCGCCTGGTTCTCCGCCACCTTCTGGCGGGCGGCGAATGCGTCCTTCTCCGCCTTGTAGGCGGCGGCGTCCGCCGTAAGGTTTTTGATGTAGCAGGCCAGATTCTCGATTTTCTTAGCCTTCTCCATCTCCAGCGCCTCGATTGCGCTGGTATCGGTGATTTCTCCCGTCTCCGGATCGATCAGCTTTTCGATCAAAGCGTCGATTGCCGGGTCAATTTCATAAAGCTTCATTTGCCCTCCTTATAAACCAAATTCTTTACCTTGCAGTACTCCGCCTTTCCATTGCTCCGCAAGTCGATTCGATGCTATTCCGTCGCAACACCTCTCCATGCTTTTCCATCACGTTGCGCTGCCAAACTGTTCCATTGCCTTCCGTTGCCTCCCGGTGCCGACCTATTCCGTTGCTCTGCGTCTCTCGCCGGTTCTCTTCGTAGCTATTCCACAGCTCTGCATTTCTCTGCGTAACCTTGCGTTCCTATTCCGCCGCTGTTCTGTGTAATGCCACGCAACGCCATTGCCAATCATATCCAACCTCAACGCAGCTTTTCCGTTGCCGTGCTCCACGAAACCTCGCCTTTGCCAATCTATCCCACGCCTTTCCCATGCGGCTCCCGGCGAAACGACGCCCTTGCTGTTCCGTCCACAGCGAATGCGTTACCTAACATTTCCCTTGCCCATCATCGCCTTTCGATTCCAAAGCAATGCATCGCTAAACACTTCCCCTGCCGCTCACGGCGCGCCGGTGCTGTTCCCTCGCTTACATTTCCTCCCAGCGGAATCTACCTTTCCCGCTGTTGCGCCACTGGCCGATACCGGAGAAACGGCCATAATCCAGCCACTCCCGGACGGCCTTCTCGTGATCGTCGCAGAGGCAGACAACGGTAAACTCGCACATCGCCCCGGCGGGAATCTCCTCGCTCATCGCAAGGCTGATGCGTTCACCCTGCGCCGTCTGCGCTCTCAGAGGGCGCTGACACTCACCGATTTTGCCATCAAACAGGAGAGGAATCGTTCTGGGCTCCGGGAAAATCAGCTTGTCGATTTCTTTCTTGTACGCCTTGATCTTCTCGCTTGCGGTCCCTTTCACCTTGCGAAGGCCGCCGCAGGTATCCTTGAAAAATCCCTTGATCTGGTAATCGTAGAGGAACGGCGTGCCATCATCCAGACGGGGGAATACCGTCATGCCCTTATCCGCCACAGCGTCAGCACCAAGAGCGGCGACCTCATCCTCCACGCTCAAAGCGTCCGGGCTTTTACTGCCGATAAACTCCCGATAAACCTCAGGATTGGCCGGAGACGTCCCCAAGATGGGCTCCGTAAATGTCAGCTTGACCTTGATCTCCTTCATGTTGTCCTCCTATTACTTCCCGTAATTTAATCCGCCAAATGCCGGTACTCCCAGGCATCCAGCGTCTCCATGCAGTTCTCGCACCCCACAATGAGCCCGGCCCGATCCCGGTACAGCGTCTCGCACTCCTCGCCGCAGCAGGGGCAACGGGGATTTGCTTCCGGCTCCGGCGGCTCCAATGGCCGCTCGGGGATACGATCATCCATCCAGGTCCTCATGCCTCGTCCTCCTCTACCCACACGACCCGATATCTAGAATGCTCGTATGCTTCGCCTTCCCTCTCCGGCTAATAGCGGAGGCTACCGTGCCGCCGGTAACGCCAGCGATTCGGGCCAGCTCATCCATGGTATCCGTAACCGCAAGATGGGGTCGTTATACCAGGTGTTCATAGGCTGCCCCACTGTTCCGCCATTGCGGCGGCGATTCCGGGATACGTCTTGCTTCTGATTTTGGCGCGATCAGGCCCAGGAGAGCACCAGTGGTTTTTCTCCCGCAGGCGCTGTGGCAATTGCAGCATTTCCTCCCGGACGTTTTTGGTCGGCACCAGCTTAGGCAAGCCTTTCAGCCACAGACACGTGGCTTTCTGCTCCGGGTGCCCGAACATCCATGGCTGGACAATCTGGTCAGGCTTCATGTAGACGGTCGACATGATTCCTACAGGGTTTTCCGTAGCAATCTTGTCAACGGGTGCCAGCGCGAACCGCATGAAGAAAACGATACTTTTCTGCTGGGCGAACGTCCGCTGCTTCTCCGGGAACCACCTGGCGCCGGACGCGGCCAGATCTGTACACGGTGGATGTGCAATCAGCAAATCCCACCGGTCAACATCATGCGCCCGTCCGTCCATAGTGGTCACTTGCCCCCCCTCAATGGCCTTTAGGGCATCCCCCAGGATGTGCCATTCAGGATGCCCGCCGCTGGGTTGCTGGATGTCGCAGGAGTAGGCCTCATGCCCCAGTGCCCGGAACGCTTTGCAGACTTCCTGCGATTCTTCGCAGGCCACCAAGACTTTCACCCTTTCCCCATCTCCTTCCTGATATCCCGCAGCGCCGCCAGGTAGCCTTCCCACCAGATAATGCCCGTCGGGCTCCGCTCCATCAGGTACGGAGCGCCCTTCTGCGTCCTGGCGTAGTTTTCCATGGCATCCAGCTTCGCCATGAGCTTGTCCTTCGTCGGATTGCGGCTCATCTCCGCCCCTCGATCTTGTCGATAAGCCGGAACACCCAGCTCGTGGCCGTCCCGGCGCCGATCACCACCAGCGCCAGCGTGTATCCATCCATTATGCTTGTCCTCCCATCAGCCGAATCGCCTCCGCCTCCGTGAAATGGAGGACTTGGCTAATCCGGAAAAGTTCCCAGGCGCTCCAACCCTTCTTGAAGCGGTTGCTGGTCTGCGTCTCCGAAAGGCCAATGGCCTCGCCCAACTCCTTGTTGTGGGCTACCTCCTGGCGGGCCATCGCCTCCCGGATCGTCCGGTTTACCATCTTCCGGTAAGTCTCCGGGTTCTTGGAAAACCGATCTAGCTTTGTCCTCGGCATTCCATCAGCTCCTTATTCCGCTCTCATAAGTTCTCCTCGGTTATCGCCATAATTGCGCCAACAACCGCCGCTATCAAAAGGAAAAGCACGACGCGAAATAATACGCCGTCCGTCGTCCCAACGATCAACGCAGTAACAAACATCAAAACAATGCAGACCGCAAGGGCTGCCGCAATTATTGCACAACAAACCAAAAACCATTTGATGAACCGCTTCATGCGCCCTCCTCCCCCGATAGCAGCTCCTCCACCGATACGCCATACAGCTTTGCCAGCTTCTTGTGGTACTTCCGGGAAATTGCGTTTTTGCCAAGCTCCCAATTTGATACCGCTGTTTCGGTAACGTGCAGCCGCTTCGCAACATCAGCTTGTTGCAGTCCGGCCGCAAGCCTAAGTTCCTTCAACGTCAAACGTTTATCCCTCCATTTCTTAACCAAGTTTCGTTGACTTTTCTCCACTCCGTAACTTAGAATGGGAATTGCATAGCCCCCAGGAAAGGGGGTGAGAGAACGACAAAAATCCACACTTTTGACCCTGCGGAAGTCAGCGAACTTTTGAAACAGGGTTACAAGCTGGAAAGCATTGCTTACTTCGTGAGCGAAAGTGGAAATAGCTACATTCTCGTAAAGAGATAATCCAAACAACACTTCCCTCCCGCACCATTTCAGGGGGCTATGCAATATCAAGAACTTTATCTTGACAAACTCGAAACGCACCGCTATTATGTAAGTGTCAGCCAACAAAATATCGGCTATAGGCCCGCAGAACGGAGAAATCCAGGGGGGCTCGGTTTTTTGTTGCCTTGATTAAGTTCTGTAAGGCTATTATAGCCGAAGTTTTTCTGGCTGTCAACTGTATAGCCAGAAAATTTCTGGCGCAATTGCATACAAAAAAGCGCCCCTGCTTTTGTGCAAAAGTGCGAAAGGTTTGTTTATGGCTGTTACTGTGTATTATGAACGAGGGCAAGTCGTAAAAATTTTGCCTGAACCGGGCGTATCTTACTATGATGTACGAGAGATCATAAACGAAGCAACTTCAATTGTGTCTGACGGCATTTCCTATGATCTAACGGACAGAAATTCTATTTACTCTATTGCAATTCCAGAGTACACATATAAGCACGAAAATAAGCACGCACAAAATTTGGGCGTCACTGGGTATCTGGAATATGTGTTGCGGATGCACGCAGGGTATTTATGGAATATTAACGAATATAATCTTTCCTTAATATGTTTGGGGAAAGCTTGCCAGCTCATGCTTTATTCGACAATCGGTTGGCAAAGAAAAGATTATTATAGAATTGTCAACTACAATATCAATTTAGGGCGCTTCAAAAAAGCACAAGAATGGAAACAATGGATTGAAAAATATACTCCTAGCCCATTAGATTTAGAAAAAGAAGCATTTGAAAATTGTTTAGAATCTGCTTCTTTTTTAGATACTGATTTAGTAGAAGTCGATGGCTTGGGTGGCATGTGTTCTGTTTGCGCCAAATATAGAAACAGGATATATAGCCTATCCGGAAAAACTTGGAAATTCCCTAAATTTCCATCAGATTTTCATTTCGGTTGCAGTTTAAGAATCTCTCCTTTTGTTGATAAAGTTTCGGAGCCAGCTTTTACTTGCAAAAATTATGTCTTGCATAGTTGGCGTCCATTTGTTGATGATAGAACTCCGCTTGAGATCGAAAATTACAAAAAAAGATTAGAGCTTTTGTCGGAATGGGCCGAACCAGAGCCAAATTTAAATCATATTATTTATTATTGGTTTAAGCCAAAGTTTCCAAATGAATTTCCTAAAACGGTTGGCGCTTTTTCGAGAATGAGAAACGCAAATTCTCCCAGATACCAAAAACTAATGCAAATGGTCGAAAGCGCCGGTTACACAATTCCGCAATCGTTAGAAGAAGTCATTGAAATTGACGAAAAGAATAACGCAGGATAATATTATGCCTAGAAAAAATACTGTAAAAATAAATTACGAAAACCTTAAAAACGCAATTGACCAGCACAAAACATATCGAGGAAACAATACATTATTTTGCTTAGATATGGGGTTTGAGAATCGAACTTCTTGGGTTTCGGACTTAAAAAGAGGGAAAAATTTCCCCTCCCCCGAAGAAGCCGCACGCATGTGCATCCTCCTAGAAACCGCCCCGGAAGAAATCCTGCTGCACGAAGGCGGGACGGATGAAGAAACGGCCAAGTGCCTGGAGGATATCCAGCGGGTGAAAGAGCTGGTGGAGGAGCTGCGGAAAAAAGAGCCGGTCCTCATAGGCGCCAGCTTGCCGATCACCAGGGAAGCGTGGGAAGCGGAAGCCGAGAAATGGTCCGACGAGGACCTTCTGAAGGCTATGCGGAAACTCTTGGCGATCCAGGAGGAAAGGCGAGAGAAGAATGGAGATTGAGTTGACCCGTGCGGCAAAAAAATCTCTGGCGGCGCTCTACAAAGAGTACCGCCAGAGGATAAATGCCGGGATGAAAAAGGCACAGGCCATTTCTTTTGAGAATTGTTCCGAGGATATCTTGGAAAGCCGGAACGAGCTGAAGGCCGCCGGCCTGGTGAAGGTCGATATCCTGGGCAATATTCAGCTCACGGACAAAGCCATCATTTTCATGGAGGGGAAAGCCTGGGACACCATTAAGGAATGGCTTTTATTCGGCGCTCAGTTTATACCCTAATTTGTCCTCGACAAAACGGATAAACTCGTCCCCGGAGAACGCCCTACCGGAATGTACATTCTGGACGCTGAAAGAGACATCGCAGCCATCCGTGTGGAAGGTCAGCTCCTCGCAGCGAAGCGGGATCCCGTTCACGATCGCATAGGTTTTATCGCCGTCGGAAGCGATAAGAATTTTAGGGTTGGATAATACCATCTTTTTGTAACTCCTTCCATAGTCTGATTTGTTCCTCTTGCGGTAGTTTCGTTACCGCCAAGAGAAATTCCTGCCGCAATGATGGCGCAAGCGCCGAAGATCCCGCACATAACAGTTCCTTCAATTCCCCGCCTTCTTCCTTTCCAGTTTATCCAATTTGCAATCGCAAGTCAACAAGATTCCAATATGTAATACTATATCGATTGGGGACCCAATCGCAATTGTGTTCTGATTGGCCCCCCTGCCGCCTGCAACCGGCAGAGGGGCCTTATAGCAGATAGCCGCCAAACATCAAGCCTACCTGCTATAGCTGCATCATAGCAGGGCGGCGGTTGGCAGAGCAAGCCGAGGCAAAGGCAGAATCTCTCCGATTCTTGAAAATTTGGCAAAATTAGGCTTGGTAGCATCTTCCAGAAACCAGGCAAACGAAAGGAGCGTACCTCATGGAAACCATCCAGGACATTTGCTGGAAGGAGCGAGAAACGCAAAGGAAAACAGCACAAACCATAGCGGACGAATCCGGCATCTCTATCTCGACCGTCAACAACTACTTTTCCAGCGCATCCAAGCAGCCGTCCGTCTACACTGTCGGGCCCATTTGCAAGAGCCTGGGAGTTTCCCTGGACCGGTATTTTGAGATCGTGCCGAAAGGCGAGGATTTGACGGAGCGGGAGGAAGCCTTACTTACTCAGCAAGTGGGCCATGAGCAAGACATGAACAAGCTGTTAAACGAAGCCATTAAGCACAAGAACCGGGTAATCTTTGCTCTGCTGTTGATTTTTGCCCTGGCGCTGGTGTATGGAATCACTCTGGACCTGCTGAACCCAAGCATGGGCCTTTTCAAAGGATAAAAAGAGAAGCCGCCTCCGATACCGAAATACCGGAGGCGGCCATCAGGGCGCAGACGCCATGCAGGAGCAATCTGCCCCTCCATTATAGCAAAGCAGGAGGAAAACGCAAGTGAAAATTCCGGAGCCAATAAAGCTACCATCAGGGAAATACCGCATCCAGATCATGGTTGACGGGAAACGAGTTGGGAACACTTTTGATACGCCGGAAGAGGCCCGTTTTTGGGCATCCGGCATCAAAACAAAAATGGTGGAGGCGCAAAAGCCTGTAAGAAGACTTACAGTTGGGGAAGCTGCCGACCGATACATCGAAACCAGAAGCGAGGTACTTTCCCCGTCTACTATTGCCGGGTATAAACGCATCCGGAAAAATCTGATGAAGGATATTGAGAATATCGTTTTAGCTGATCTCACACAAGAGCGGGTGCAGCGCTGGGTAAACAAGCTATCGAGGGGAGGAAAAACGCCGAAGACAATTGCAAACGCACACGGATTTTTGAGCCCAATCCTTGCGGAGTATAAGCCGGAAATGGCCTTACGCACAACCATGCCACAAAAAGTAAAAACAGAAATTGAGATACCGTCCGAGGCCGACGCTGTAGCCATTGCCAACACATGCAAAGGTACAAAATACGAGTTGCCAATTATGATCGCCATTTGGCTTGGCCTCCGGGCATCCGAGATTATTGGCCTGCGCTGGAATGATATCGATGGTGAGTATCTGCAAATCCGGAGGGCCATTGTGGCCGGGGAAAACGGGCCGGTTGAAAAGGGAGTAAAAACGTACAGCGGCACTAGAAGGATACACCTTCCGCCCTACCTTTTGGATTTAATCCAGAGGCAGCCGAAGACAAGCGAACACATTGTAAACCTTTCCGGACATGCGCTATATAGTGGCTTTGTCCGGGTTTGCGAAAAAGCGGGGGTTCGGCATTATCGCTTCCACGATCTGCGGCACTTTAACGCATCCGTCATGCTGGCGGAAGGCATCCCGGATAAGTACGGCATAAAGCGGATGGGCCACGCTACCAACAACATGCTGAAAACCACGTACCAACACACTCTCGCCGAAAAAGAAAAGGCGTTTGATAAAATCATTGACGGGCATTTTGAGGAGTTGTTCGCTCCGAAAGAATAGCCCATTTTCGTGTGCAATTTCGTGTGCAATTTTTCTCTTAAAAACCGATTTTTAATTGCACACGCTAAGATCGACTTGTAAAATTTGCAAGACGCAAGAGCCGCCAAACCCGCATAAAATCAAGAAAAGCCGGGGAACCATTGAGATTCCTCGGTTTTTCTTTTGGTGGAGGCGAGGGGAGTTGAACCCCTGCTTAAAACATTTACAAACCGCATAAATTCAACGAAAGAATCGAGTTGTGTGCAATTTCGTGTGCAATTTTGCGGAGTTAAAGTGCCTGAATCTTCCGCATTACGCTGTTGTAAACCCGCTCGTTTACAATGCGTAACGTATCCATCAGCTCATCCACAACCGCCCACGCCTTTGCCGGGTTTTTCCCGGCGACGGCCCGAAGAAAATCAGTATCGCCGTACTCCCCCACGTCGGCGCTTACCGCAACGGTAGGCGTTGCCGCAGAGGAGTACATCACCGGAGCTACTGTGCTTTCGGGCTTTCTTTTGTGCTGGTTTTGGATGATGTAGAGAGCCGCCAGTTTCTCGTAGTTGTTCCAGCTGGATTCTTCCGTTTCTAGGCGGCTGATCCATAGTCGGAGCTCGTTCTCGTCGATCATGGGGTTACACCCCCTCAGCCCTCCATCAGGGACATTGCCCGCCGAAGGGCCTCTTTTACCCGCTCGTCGTCGGTTTCCCGCAGCATATCATTGAGCTGCTCCCGCAAATGCTCTGCCCCGCCAGTGCGGCTATACCTACCGCGGGAATCCCGATGGCGGCCCCGCCAGGAATCGCCGTGGCCGTAGGTGCCTCGAATATCGGCTTCCCAGTCGCCGGTGCCGGAATAGCCCTCGCTTTCCATCATCTCGATCTTGTCGATGTTCTTGATGGTGTCCGTCAGCTTGTGCGCAATTTCGAGATCGCCCGCGCCAAGCTCGCCCTTACGTGCCAGCTCGTCGAGTTCGTCGCACAGCATATTGCGCAGATCATACATTGCTTTCTTGCTCATGTCCATTCTCCTTTCACGCGATTCTCTCAACCGTCAGATTCGAGTTGGCGAAGTTGACGGCCTGAGTGCTGGTGTTTTCCATTGCGACCGTCAGGCAGCAGCCTTTCGGAACGCAAACCTGTGCGGAAACATAAATGTTAAAGTAGTTTTCTACCGCCGCAGGCGTAACAGTTGCCGTTGCACTGGTCAGCGGCTCTCCGTTGATGGCAAGCGCCGCCGTGATGGCCTCGACCGTGCCTCCGGTTGGAATAGCGATGTTGCCGCCAAAGGAGATCCTAAACAGGGCGCGATTTTGATTAGTAAGGCCGCGCAGCGTGACAATGCCTGCGCCCTGGCGATGCACGATACACGGCTTGCTATTGACCGCCGTTTCGGTCAACGGAACGTTCTGCCCTGCGGCTACGCTTACAATATTCGCGTTTGTGTACTCTGCCAAAATAATCAGTCCTTTCTAAAGGGGTCGAAATCGACCCTGTTAAAATACAGCGGCGAGGCAATAGCCCCGCCGCGTTGTCGTAGTATCGGCACGGGGCCGACCATCTCGGTAACGTCACCGATATGGTGACCGAGAAGCTATGCTATGCAGTTGTCAGCAGCCGCATCCCTGATTGCAGCCGCAGCCGCCGTAACCGCTGCCCGCCCACGGGTTACAAGTAATGTAGGCAGGCGAAGGGCACGGACGCAGCTGCGAGATCAAATAGTTGTTCTGCGCGGCCTGAGATGCCGCCAGCTTGAGATTCTGATTCTCGGTCTGGAGGTCGGACAGCTTGCTCTGCGTCAGGAAATCGAGGATGGCGCGGCTGTTGGCGTTCTGGTTCTCCATGATGTCGCGGGTCGCGTTCTGCACGGTATTGCGCGTGTCGCACGCCTGCGCCGCCATGTCGTAGCGCACACCCTCGATGCTACGCTGGGTGTTGCAACAACACTCGGCGGCCTGCATCTGCATGGCGTTGAGCTGCTGCATCAGCGCCGCCTGCTGGTTGCTGCGGGACAGCTCGGCCTGTGCAAAGCCGTTTGCCATTGCCATGTTGGTGCCGTTGACAAGCTGCGCCTGCTGGTAAAAGCCGTCGCAAAGGCCCTGGTTTACACTGTCGATCTTGCGCTCGACATTAGCAAAATCAGAGGTCAGCACATAGCCATCAACCACGCCGCCGGAATTGCCAGCGTTGTTGCCCCAGCTGTTGCCGCCCCAGCCAAAGACGGCAAAAATGAGGAAGAGAATAATGAGCCATGCGCCGTCACCGCCCCAGCCGAAACCGCCGCCGTTGTTGGTAGGCGAGACCGGCATGGTCAGCATGGGAGCGCCGCCATCGGAAAGAGACATAAAATCACTCCTTTTAATTATTTATCAAATCGTGGCCACGATGTTGATTTGTGTTGATGATTACCGCATCAGACTTTGAAACTGCTTTGCCATCTGCTGAAGCTGGTTGAGCTGCTGCTGGTTTAGCTTACCGCTCTGCAAGAGCTTTTCGACCTCTGCTTTTGGATCGCCCTGAAAGTTAGCCTTGAATTGCTGAAACTGCTGCACCATCTGTGCGAAGTTGCCCATTGGCCCCGGCATCTGCCCGCCGCCAAGCGCAGCCACAAACGGATTATTCATCGTCGTCATCCTCCTCCACCCTGAGCTTCTTCTTGCCCTTTATTTCGCCCACAAGCGCCGCCAGACGGTCAAATTCTTCACGGGTGACAAACTCCACTCTCGCTTTTTGCGTGGCAGGAACAGCCGTTTCTGTGCGCTCTACGAGGTCGTAAATCTTGAGCGTCGGCTTGCCACTTGCATCCGCTTGCTTGAGATACACAGTCGGAGCGGTGGAATCCCACAGCGCCACAGCAGAGTTGGGAGCGATGAGATAGCCTCTTGCCTCCTGCTCGCCGCTTACCCACTGCACGCTGCCTTGCGCCACCGGATTCTGCGGAACGGGCTGTGGCATCTGCGGCTGCATCATCTGCTGCTGCCGCATCTGCATGAGGTTATCAGGCATCGGTTGAGGATAATACGGGTTCTGGTAGTAAGGATTAAACGCCATGTTTATGCCTCCGTTTCTTTCTCCCAGTAATACAGCGGCACTTCACCGCTGGAATCCCAAGAATCAAAAATTGTGCCATTCTGCACGCAAACTACGTGCCCGGACAGCGCCAAAATGTATGTGCCTACCGGTTTTTCCGTTGCAAAATCTGCCACCGTGAAGCAATCCGGGCATGCATCTGGTACGATATGCCGCCGATAGCCCAGCTTGCGGAGGTAAGCGCCCCAGCAAGCGTTTGCGTTTGGAAGATCGCCGTCCAAGTACCCCTGGATGCAAAGCGCTAAATACACTTCGCCCCAGTCCTTTCCGGTTGCTTTGCAGATCGCCCGAACGGTGCAATCGGAAACATTGCGCCCGTTGGGGTTTGGGTTAAAGTAGCTATACATGATCCGCCCTGGCGCTATGCATCAGCTCAATGGTTTTTACGTACTGCGCCAGCCCGTCCAGATCATTTGCGTAAGCGATAATGATGTCCCAGGCCATGCGGTCCGTAAAGCCGCAGGCGATAAGGCGATCAAACATTTAACCACCTTCCTTCTCCCCTTATGGTACAAAAAATCCGGGCAGTCAAACTGCCCGGATTCTGCCCGCATTCTGCGGAAGTGGCAAAGCGCACAAAAGCTTCCACAGGATTTGTGCACCTCTCCAAACCTCAGAAAATACACCAATTTGGTGTATTTTCTCTTGGCAATACCCCAAATTGGTGTATAATAATAAATGTAATCAAGAGGGGCACAGCCCAGGAGGATAAAAAAATGAAGAACACTATGTGGTATGCGGTTATGCGGGACAACGACGATACTGATTGGGGCACCGGCAGCAACAACATGGACGAGGCCATCGAGATGGCCAAGAAGTACCGCGCCGACGGGTACGAGGACGCTTACATCGCCGTGATCGACGACGGAGACGATCCTACTTGCGTGGACGAGATCCGGGATTTTTGAGGAGAAAAGCGACATGTATTTTTGGCGATATGTCAATTTTGATACCGATGAGCAGGACAACTGCTGCGGCGTTTGCGATAGCATCGATTTGGCTCGCAACTGGGCCAAAAAGACTTGGGAGCGGCAATCCGCCAAGGGATCTTGTCGTGTGGAACTCTGCGAGATCGATACTCAGCTACACTCTACAGATTTGGCATATGCCTTACACAACACCGACAGCAAGATCTCTATGCTCGCACAGGTTATAGAGAGATGGGAGCGATGATGGACGATAAATTCAGAGCGCTTTTCAGCGCTGCGCTAAAGACGGATGATCGGGATGAGTATATCTCCGATTGGGCCCTTTCCTCCGAATGGGGAGACGCCGAGGACGCCGAGATTTCCTCCCAGCGGATCAGTGATCTTGGCGCCCTCTGGGACGTGGCCCACGTCACCATCCGGGACCTTCGGGCGCACACCGGGCTTACTAGGACGGCCTTCGCCCTCCGCTACCTGATCCCGTACCGCTCCGTGGAGAATTGGGAGCGGGGCGACAGCCAGTGCCCGGATTACGTCCGTCTCTTGCTGGCTCAGGTCACTGGCTTTTATCGCCGCCCGGAGGTGTGAGCCGTGGAAGAGAAAAAGCGAAAGGTCCGCCGCATCGAGCCAGGTCAGCGATATGGAAGGCTGACCGTTATTGCTAAAACTGACCGCCGCGTCTCTGACCGGGTTGTCTGGGAGTGCCGCTGTGATTGCGGCAATACAACCTATGTCACCTCGGCCCACCTGGCAAATGGGAATACCACCAGCTGCGGCTGTGCTCGGACCGGTACAAATCTGCTGGATTTGTCCGGCCAGCGTTTCGGGCGGCTCACGGTGCTGCGCCGGACGGACCGTCACATGGGCCACAGCGTTATCTGGGAATGCCTCTGCGACTGCGGAAATGCCGCCTATGTCGCCTCCGCCAATTTGCGCAAGGGGTATACTAAGAGCTGCGGCTGTCTTTCTTCCGAGGTCCACCAGACGTCGATCCGCCCCGCCAGGGAAAAGAGAGAGCTCGACTTTATCGACGGAACTGACGTGAAGGGGCTTATGCAGCCGCCCGACAAGCGGAACACGAGCGGGACCGTCGGCGTCTCGTATGATCGATCTGTGCGCCTCTGGAAAGCGGAGATCACATTTAAGGGGCGCAACTACTACCTCGGATCAAGCCGAGAAAAAGACGTCGCCGTCGCAATCCGGAAGGAGGCGGAGAAGCAAACCCACGGAAAGTTCCTGGAGTGGTATTATCAGGCGTTTCCAGAGCGGAAGCCGGAAAAGAAGCCCTAAAATAACGCAAAGGAGGCCGTGCCCAATTTGGGCACGGCCTCCTCTTATCCCCTGATATCATCCGCCAGGTGGGCGTAGGCCCTCCGGCGGAGTTTGTAGAGCCCGTCCACGCTGAGGTTGAGCCGGGCGGCAGTTTGCAGGCAGCTGCGGCCCAGGACGTCCACCTCAACGATGCAGGTCTCCTCGTCCGGCGGCAAGCCCGCCGCACGGACCGCCTCCGTGGCCCGGCGTGGGGCCATGCCGGAGAGCAGCGCTCTGATCTCCCGGTGCTGTGCGTCCATTTACTCGCCGGACTTGCAGGACACGGCGTGGCCATGCGGATGTCGCCATCATCTGGCTTGCCTCCTCTCAGATTGTTAGCCCGTCCAGTCGGCCCGATCCTCCCGGACGTCGATGTGCGTGAAGCCCTGCTTGGCGTAGATGCCTACGCCGCCCCAGTCGGGCATGATCTCCCGGGCGTAGGCGGCCACCTGGGCCGGGGTCTTTCCGCGGACCACGATATCCGCCGCCGTGCCGTAGCAGTGCTGGCTGTGGGCCGCGCCGCCGACCTTGGTGTTGTACTGCGGCGTCCGGTAAGCGCTGGAGATGGTCACGGCGGCGCCGAAGTGGCTCCGGATGCTCTGCAGCACCATCACAAGGCGGGGCGCCACCAGAATGGCGTCCGAGCCGTCGTGGCAGGCGAACTCGCTCACCTTAAAATTGCTGGATAGCCTCTTGCCGCCGTCCTTGGCCTTGCTGTATGCGTTGATCTCTACCATAGGCTTGCCTCCCTCCGGCTCGTTATCGTTGAGGTATACCAGGATATAGTGCTGCACCCGGCGGCTGCTGGTGATGCGCTGGCCCTGGAAGTCGCACTGGCTGCTGCCGCCGCTGTCCAGCATCACGGCGCTGGTCCAGCCTGCCCGAGCCAGATCGTCCCGCAGGGCCTCCGGCGTCCGGGCGGCAGCGGAGCCGTCCCGGGAGCAGTAGAGAGCCAGCCGGTCGCCCTTGATGCCGATGGCGCTCCGGCCCCGCTTACCGCCCTGGCCGGGATCGTAGGTGAGCTTGCTCAGGGCCTTGCCGCTGACGATCAGGGGCGTGCAGGCGATGTAGTTGCGGGCGCTGTCCGGCAGCACGTCCATGCGGATGTCCGGCCCCTGGTCCCAGGCGTAGCCCGCCACGGTGTAGGCGGGCGCCGCCAGGACCTTGCCATCCACCTTGAGGTGGCAGTTGACGGCCAGGGTGCGCATGTTGTAGAGGGTGCCGTTGAGGCCGTAGTCCGCCCCCGTCTCCCGCATGATCTGGGTGAGCGTCCGCCTCCGGGTGTTGACGTAGATCTGGATGCGGGCGATCCGGGAGAGCGGCACGGTGACGGCGCAAGGGTTACTCATTGAGCTGCCTCATGGCCTGGTTGGCGCCGGTGGCGGCCAGGCCGGAGACGATGCCGATGGCCGCCGCCGTGATATAGTCGGTGGCCGGGAAGTCCGGCATGATGTACATGGCGGCGATGCCGAGGATCAGGCCGCAGACGCCGCAGATAATGGGAATCCACTTGCTGTCCACGGCGCTGGCCTTGACGGCCTGCCCGATCAGCAGGCAGATGACGGTGATGGCCGCCACCCCCGTAATGCCCAGGGTGTTGATATCCATAGTGTGCTCCTTTCCGCGGGGGTCTCCCCCGCTTACGTGGTGGTGTCAGTGACCTCGGTGGCCGAGAGGGTACCGGCGTCATCGACGGTGATTTTAAACTTCTTTGTGCTTCCGCTGGTGGATGAGTGCATGATTATCCCGCTGATACCTTGGAGCAAAATCGGGATCCGAGTAGCTTCACTGTAACCGAAAGAAAAGTCAAGCGGACCTTTGCATTGCATGTGGTAAGCGTCGCCATCATGCGAAAATGAAATTGCAGTCTTGTTTACCCCGAGATTCAAAGCGACCGTACCGCGTTTGTATTCTCCAGAACTATACCCAGTATTTCCAATTTCGACTCTCGAAATTTTACTACTGGCGTCATAGCCAAAATAGATTTGAGCAATACCCAATTCCGATGCGTCATCCTTAAAAAGAATTCCGCGGGATGAACTATCAGAACTCGGAACAGGGAGAATTAAACTATTCGCAGTAATACCGTTGGTAAAGATCACATCCCCATTTACCGTACCACCATGTTCGCGAGAAAGAGCAGCATTGGCAGTGCTCTGGGCGGCATTGGCAGTGCTCTGGGCGGCATTGGCAGTGCTCTGGGCGGCATTGGCAGTGCTCTGGGCAGCGTCGGCGGCAGTCAAAGCCTTGCGAGCCGTGTTGGCAGCAGCACTAAGCGCCGAAAGCAGCCGGTCCGGCAGCAGCTCATAGGCCAACTTCCTCACGGACCATTTCTGCTTCGTTACCATATCATCGTAGTACACGGAGATTTTGGCGCCCAGGAAAGCACCGCTGGTACTCGCAATCATCTTGCCTGCCTCGGAATAATACATGAGCCCCCAAGCATCGTTAGGAGGATTCGAAATATCTTCCACATTCGAAAGAATCGCACCTTCGCTGGAATCTTTAGCAACGACGCTTTTCTCCTCGCCGTCCAGCACCACTCGGTAGGCTTCCCCAGCGATAAAGCCGGAAAATGCTGCGTCGGCCACAGGAAGCATCATCTGGCCTTCAGCCAAAACCACATTCTCCAGAATTTTCGTGGTTTTTGCCTCGGTCACCTCGCCCAGAAAATCCCGGTACGCAGGGCGAGAGTTGAGAATCAGCGCTCGCAGATCCGTAAGCAGCGCAGTTAAATTGTTTTTCCGCATAGGATTACCCCGCTAAATTGAGAGTTTTAACTGCTTCGGTAATAGGGTCTGCTACAAGCAATCTTGCGGCTAGGCCAGAACCACTGCCGGGCTGACGTTCGAGGGAAAGCGCCGTCATTACCACCACCTCAACACCGTGGGCAGTCTGCACAATCCGGACATCTCCGGCGGAAAACGCATCGATCACCTGCTGCACAGTTGCTGCCTGAGTGCCTGCCGCGTCGGTATACAGCGTAACACCGCCAAAAGAACCATCACTTGCCATTACTTACCCTCCTCTGCAACAAGATAGAAAGTCGTTGCCGTGCCTCCGCCGAACTTGGCGTCGGCCTTGCTAATCCGCTTTGCCACACCGTCCCGGACTACCACCAGGTAGTCCCCATCCTCCAGCGCCTCCAGAGGCTCTAGCTGGGTCACATCCCGAAACTCAATTGCCATCGTCTTGCTCCTTTCACCACAAAATGATTTTTCCGTTTTCATCTGTTAGAATGCCGACGCTGTCATGCACCGCCGCCAGGGTATCGGTGTCAATCATCGTCTGCAACAGCTCCTCGTCCGTCAGCTGGTCCGGCTGCCATTGTGCCCCGTCCGTCGTGCGAACCACAATATCCCCCGGGTCTCCGCCGGGCGGCAGGCTGCCATCAATGGCGATGGGCAGGCCCGTGTCCCGGTACGCCCCATCCTGCCAGATGAGCCAGGTCTGGGTCTCCTCGTTGATGTGGGGCGGGTGCTCCGTGGCATTCTGGGCAGCCCTGGCCGCGTCCGCCGCCGCCTCCGCCGAGCCCTTCGCCGCCTTGGCGGCGTCCTCGGCTGCCCGCTGGGCCTCCTGGGCGTCCTTGGCGCCCTGCTGGGCCGCTGCGGCGTCCTTGCCCGCCTGGTCCAGCCAGCCCTGCTGCACCTCGCCGGGGTCCCCGCAGGCGCAGAGGGAAGGCGCCACCAGCGTCCGCCAGGTCTGGGA